GACTATTCTTGCATATTTCTTTATTCATAATTTATTCCTCCTTACCAACTTGAACAATATTCTAAATATGAATATATGCCGTTCGAGTTTAACTCTTTTTGTTCTTTTATAACTTGTTCTAATACTTCTATTGTATAATTTATATCTTTCATATAATATTCATCATATTCTGTACTTCCAAAGAAAAATCCACTGCCCGTAGGTAATAATTGTTCACATATTTCTGGGTTTTCTATAAATTTACCACCTATATAAATATCTTCCCATTTATCATTTTCAAATTGTTGTCCATTCTTTATAAGACCATCTTTTAATATTACTTTTTCTTTTATTTTCTTGCATATCTTTAATAATTCTTCTAAATCAGATATTTCAACACCATAACATCCACAATCATCATTTCCATCTTGCACATGATTTACAAACCATCTATGTATCGCATTTGCTTTTCTCCAATATCCTACATCTTCTACTATATATTTTATTTTCTTTATATCTAATGGTATTTCTTTTCCATCTTTTTTTATTTCTATTTTACCTTCAATTTTATTCCAATCATAATTTCCATCTATATATTTTTTTCTTGTTAAATACATATCTAATCCCATTTTAATTTTCCTCCACATATATATTAATTTTCTTCTTATCTGCATCACATTCACACGCTATTTTTTCATCGTGATATGCTATAAAACATTCATATATTGTAACTTTATTATAATCCATACTTACTCTCCCCTCCTTACTAATCTCCTTTTATTTTTCTAAATTCATCTACTATTGACATATAATCTTTCATTTTTATATCTTTTATTTCTTTATATCCGTACTTTGCAAGTATGTCTTTATCTGTGCCATTTATATCTAACATATTATTCTTAATGCTCATTTCTAATGCTTCTGCTTGTGTTTTAGTTATTTTCTGTTCTTCTTGTTGTGTTTGTTTTGTAAATTCATCTGTATCAGCATCCTTTGTATCATCTATATTGAATAATCCATTAAGTGCATATTTTCTTGCATAACTACTAGCTGTCCCTGTTATCTGGCTCCCATCCATTCCTTTTTTACTTTCTTCTTCTCTTGCATAGGCTGTATTTGATATACAACTATCTTCACTTTCTTTATTTGTTTCAATATTTGTTAATCTTGCAGTTGCTTGTATATAATATCTTTCTCCTATATTAACTAATGTATCACTTAACACTAATACTGCTCCATATTTTTTACAAATAGGTTTTACTGCTTCCAATATATCTTCACAACTTCTATATTTGTATCCTCCAAATTTATTATATTGGTTTTTATTACACTTTAATTCATTTTGTATATTTAATAATTTTTCATAAATATTCATCTTATTTTTCCTCCTTTTCAACACAAAATTCCCATCCATCTTGAAAATACCAGTCTGCAAATATCATTGCAAAATTCATTTGTTCTAATGTATATTCTCCATATTTTCCTATTGGACTAACTTTTATTCCTAACTTATCAAGTGCATAATCTATACAACTATCTTCATACACTATTTCATCTGTTTTATTATTCTTATAATATTTCATTTTCATCATCCTTTACATAATAATATTCTTTATATCTTGTACCTGTATTTTCATTTTCTATCCATCTATCTTGGATATTCATTCGATAATCGTGCCTTAAATTATATATTATTCCACTTAATCTATAACTCTTACATAATTCTACTGCTTTCATATCTGTTATAACATTTCCTGCCTCTAAATATTCTTTAACTATTTTTGTTTTATTCATATTCTACCTCCTATAATTGACTATTCCAATATTCTCTTTCTTGTTCTCTTTTTTCTTCTTTCCATTCTTCTTCGTGTAGCTCTAAATCATAATCTTCCTTTAATCTGTCATATTTAATACTGAAAGAACAAAGCATATCATCAAATTTTCCATAAAGGTTATTCAACTGTTCATACTCCTTACTTAATTCATCAATTTCTTCTATATAGTCCATAACCTTTCCTAATTGATTATATGCTTTTTTTAAATTTAAAATATCTTTTTTTATAAATTCAATTTCTTCATCCATTTTGTTAATTCCTTTCTTAATCTTCAATTTCATTTAATATGTTGTCAACTGTATTTTTTAGTTGATTTAATACATTAAATATTACTATGTCTATTTGTTCATCATATTTTCCTAAATTTGATACATTCATTAAACAATAATGCTTCTTAACTAATAATTCTATTAGTGCTGATGTATTTTTTTCAAATTCATTTTTATCTCTTATCTTCATCTTATTCACCACCTTTCTTTAACATTATTTCTATTTCAATTTGATTTAATTTTTCTTGCACTTCTTCAAATTCTTCTTGTGTAACACATTTTTTGTTTAACAATTTTGTTTTTTGTGCTTTTAATATTTGAATATTATTCATATTTACCACCCTCTTTCTAATTTAATTATAACACAAAGTTTTTACCTTGTAAATACTTTTTTGTAAATTTATTAAAAAATTTTTACTCAATAAAAAAAAGCGAGAGTACTAAATGTACCCCCACTAAACGAGAATAATATATATTTGGATAATTATTATATAACATAATTTTTAAAATTTGTCAAATTAAAATAACACATTCCAAGTTTCTGGTCCTACAATACCATCTTCACTTAGACCACGGTCTCTTTGGAATTTCTTAACTGCATCTAATGTTCTATTTCCAAACCAACTATCTGCTTCTTTTGGACCACAATTATATCCTAATTCAATAAGTTTAGCTTGTACTAATCTCACATCTTCACTATGTTGTCCTTTTTTAATTAAATAACCTGGATAAGAAGGTTCTGATGGTTTTACAAAGTCACTATTTAATATTCCCCAAGTTTCGTTTCCAATTTTTCCATCTACATATTTTAACTTAGCATCTTTTTGTAATTGTTTAACAGCTTCTTCTGTTTCTCCACCAAAACATCCATCTGCTCCATATTTTGGTAGTCTATAACCTTTTGCTAATAATTTCTCTTGTGCTAATCTTACATAACTACCACTCATACCTCTTACTAATAATGGATATTCTATTACTGGTGTAGGTACTGGCTCATCTTTTTGTTTTTCATAATCTGGTCTTGCAAACCCATATATAACAGAACTATTTATATCATATATTTTTTTAGCAACTTGTCCACCGTTTGTAATTAATTCTGCTTCATTTGAAGTATTACCTTCAATTGTGTATATTTTACCATTTTCTACTTTTTCAATTATACCAATATGGGATAAATTTCTAAAAAATATTAAATCTCCTCTTTGAGCATTATTTACTATTCTTCCTGCTGATTTTAACCAGTTCCAATCTTGAGTACAACCAGCACTAAATCCTATTAGTAATTCTCTTGCTCTATCAAGTCCAACTGATTGAACAAAAATCCAGTCAATAAATACGTTGCAATAAGGATAACCCTGCTTAATACCATTATACACTCCCATATCATCCATCTCTTTGGCATATTTTGTTACATTATCCTTTCCAGCTCCAGCAACTTTGTCATAAATTACTGTTGGATTTTTTCTATAAGCATCCCAAGATTTTTCAATATAACCCACTTCTGCGTTTGCTATATCCAAAATTTTATCAATTTCATTCACTTTTTATACCTCCCATTCCCATTTGTAATTATATGCATATTTATAATTATGATTAGCACATCTACTAATTGCAGAAACATCTCCATTTACTTCCTTTGATGCTTCATTTATTGAATTGAATTTTTTAATAAAATTACCATTCAAATCATACTGTAATATACTTTTCCAATTTTTATTGCTGTATGGTTCAATTATTTCATCATCTTCATAGCACCACATATAATTTTTATATTTATATTTTGATTTTTCAGATTTACAACAATGAGTTATACAAGTCCTATTTCCGTTTATGCTTAATGCTGCCTGTGCAGAACTTTCATAAGTGCATATATAATTTCCTTGTAAATCATATTTTTTCACAGGCTTTATTTTTTTATTGTTTCCACCTGTTCCACCTTTTGACATATTATATCCTAATTTTCTATTAGTAGTATCATATTCTTTTATTAAATCTATTTCTTTTTGTTCTGCTTCTTTTTTTGTCAAATTGTTAAATAAAATTATATGTTCAAAATTGTCCCAACCATATTTTTGTATAGCATTATAAAACACTATTGAATTGTAATATCCTTTCCCGTTTTTGCCAAATCTAATATTCGGATTTCTGCTAGTTATACCAATATATTTTTTATTGTTAATTTTGTTTATATGCATATATACATAATATTGTTTTATCACAGATATTATTTTTCCTCCTTATTTATTAATTGCATAAATGCTTTTCCTAAATCATACATACCACCACTAAATATTCCACTTAATGCTATTGCTATGCTTAATTCTTTTGTAATTAAATACTCAACTAAAAATACAAACATTCCTATAAACATATTTTGTAATGGTATTTTTTTCTTATCAATGTTAGTAAATTTTTTTGTTACTTGTCCTAATATTAGTGTTATAATTACAGTTGCTAATGTAATCCAAAAGTCAACTGGTAAATTAGATATATATTCCATATTAAACTCCTTTCTCCTTAATATAACAAAAGAGTGTGTTATTACACACTCCTCTGCTAGTAGGTAAAATAATTTGCATAAAGTATGCAACTATTTATTTTATATCATATTATTATAAAAAAAACAACATTATTTTTTATTTTTATAATATAAATATTGATTTACTATTCTATTTATGGAGTTATTACTTAAAGCGACTAATTCACAAACATCTTCATATCCAAAAGTTTCATCATTATTTTGATTAGTATGTCCGTTTTCATATAACCAAACATGCATAAGCTCATGTTTTAATGTAAGCATCATTTGTTCATAAGTACCTTTTTCTATAAATAAAGTTCTATCTAAATAATGCGACCTACCAACATAGTTTTCTTTTCCTGTGATTTTATCAACATCATATATTGTATAAAGTTTATCATTTATAGTAAATTTGCAAATTTCTTCCATAAATACTCCTTTGGAGAGGCATCTGGGTAATGCTCCCAGCTTATAAGATTTGCAATCTTACGCATCCCTTCTCTGCCAATGCCTCATATATAAGGCTCTATTCGAGCCTTTATTTTTGCACTAATTGTTTTACATATTCATAGTTTTCTTTTTCTTTTTGTGCTATTTTAACTAACATATTTTTATCTTGTGGATTATGAGCCATTTCAGATATATCTTCAAGCTTTCTAGCTTGTTCCTTCATATCCATCATAGCCATTTCAAGTTCTTCATAATAATCTTGTTCACGATAATTGCGATAGTTTCTATTGTTTATTTTACCACCTCTACGGTCATAATCTCTTTTGCGATAATCTTCTCTGTAATCTTCACGATAATCTTCTCTATAATTCCCCCTATTATCATATCTATAATCTTCTCTGTAATTATCACGATAGCTTTCTCTATTACCATAAAAAGCATCATCATAATATCTATTATCATAATTACGATTATCATAATCTCTATCATTATAGTTTCTCATTTCATTCATAATTTTATTCTCCTTTCTTATTCAGCAATTTGAGTAAAATATTTAAACACTTTTCCTTGCTTTGCATCTTCATCATTTATAAAGTCATTAACAAATCTAACATACATATCTATATTCTCATCAAATAAATCTTTATAGTCATTATAAGCAGAATTTAATACGACATAAAAATCTATCGGATTTATATTATTTAATCCATATTGTCTTTGTACATTTTCTGTTTCTTCTATATTCCATCTTTTTCCATAAGGTCGCATTTTAGAAACAATATTTTCTGCCATATCTTTACTTAATGTTTCTCCATAAGCCATTTTGTATAATTCCATTTCATATTTTTTATAACAATCCATATCATAATCTTTGACTATATCTATTACCTCACTTAATATATCTGAAAGTGTATGCATATCCTCAATATTGCCTTCATCTACTATTTTTCTAATATATTCTTTTATATTATCCATTATTCCCTCCTTTCAGAAGTTCTTTAATCTGTTCATTTTGCTTAATTATTTTATCTAATAACTCATCTTGATGTTTTAAATATCTCATTAAATCAGTATTATTAAAATCAGTTACTAATATCTGGTAGCTTAATATTTGTAAAATGTTCGATATTCTTTCTAAATTTCTATCAAAATCATTCATAATTAATTACCTGAAAGGCGAGTTATACTGATTTCTGCATTCTTTATTATTGGAATTTGTGTATCAGTTATTACTGGAGTTGCACCACCACTATACACAGTTGTTGGTAAAGATGTTATTGCAAGATTTACTGTGCCTTTGCAACATACTTTTATTTTCTTATCAAAACTAATATTTTCAAAATCTCCAGCTGCATCTATTACTGCATCCATTTCTGTTCCTGCAACTTGAACTCCATCAGCAAATAATGCTAAAGCCACTTGTCCTGCTGTTGCACTTGTTATATTTGCATTGAAAGTTACTTCATAAACTCCACCATCTAATATACTAAATAATGCACTACCTTCATTATGATTTATAAAACCACAGCAATTCATTGCACTCCTTGTTCTTAAATCTGTTACAGCAAAAGGAACTGATGCTGTATTAGATGTTAATGTTACTTCGTTTTCTTGTACTGCTTGTATTACACCATTCATACTGTTATTCCTCCTTTATTTTATTATTGAAAAAAGAGATATAGACTTGCTATATCTCCTATTGTTAGCAAGTTCTCGTAATCGAGGTTGTCTTTTAAAAGACTTTTTGCTATAATTAAACTATTGTATTGCCAAATGTATTTCCACAACCACAACCATTTCCGTTGCAAGTAAATATAGGTGTTCTACCATATACTGGTGTTGTTGGAACAGGGCAATTATTTAATCTGTTGTATAGTGCATCTACTTCATCTGCAAATCCTTGTGAAATAAATGCGTTTTGAGCTATTTGAGAAGCTTTTAAATCTGCCATTGAAAGTTGTCTTTCAAGGTCTGCAATTTTTTCATTTTTAGCATCAATTTTGTCTTGACATAATTGGTCTAAAATTCTTTGTGTATTAGCAGTTTGGTTAGTTACTATATCTCTAATACCATTGCTTAATGCTTCTCTATCAGCACAGTTTTCAGATAGAACTGTTGAAGTTAAGTTAGCAATTCCTAATCTATTATCTGCACTAGCATTTGCTAATTGTGTACTTAATGCAAAGTTTTGTTGCATATCAGCCATTTGTCTATTGTTTGCTGCTATTTCTGAATTATAAAAACCATTAGCTACTGTACTTTGCATATCTGCACAGCAGTTACATAATTGGTTAGATAGTCCATAAATTCCATCTCTTACACCTTCAATTTGATTACTTAAATGTAATGTATTAAATCCTTCGTTTGTGTTTTGCATAATTTCTTTTTGACCATTTGATAGCCAAGCATAGTCATTATTGAAACCACCACCAAAGCCATTACCATTTCCATTAAATCCTCCAAATAAAGCAAGTAAAAGGATAATCCATAGCCAATCAGAACCATAACCACCATTACCAAATCCACCACCATTTCCATAAGGAAATACTGGATAAGCATAACCAACATTTCTGTCTGTGTTTCCTACAACGGCTGCTACATCAGCTGGTGACATATTATCTCCCATAATCGGTGTCCTCCTTTCTTAAAATATTTATAATAGATGTTTCACGTGAAACATTATTACCTATTTCATATTTTGCACTTTACTTAAAATATCGTTAGGCACACCGATAGTTTTTAGCTTGTTCTAATATACTCTTCTTTTGTTCTGATGTTGCATTACTCATAACTTGTTGTAGCATTGCTTCAGGATTAGCATTATTTTGTAATGCTTGATTTACGAGATTGTACCCTTGAGGATTGTTTTTCTGTAATCGGTTCATTAACATCTGCATTATGAAGTTCATTTGCACTTGTTATCATTCCTTTCATTTCATTTATTTGTCTTTTTAATTCCATTATTTCTTTATCTTTAGTATCTAATTCTATAATTTCTTCTGTTTTAAATGTTCTTATATTTCCTGTTGCATCTTTAACCCAAAGTGTTGAAAAATCTTTATTTACAAATAAGCCAGTTTTTAATACAAAAGTATTCTTAACAATATCTATATTATCTGCATATTTGCTCTCTAATTCATTGTTATTAGTTTGTGGTGCTAATTGAAATGTTTGATTAATGCTAGTAGGTTGTTGTTGCATTTGACTTTGTTGATAATTTTTTATTTGATTATCAATTCTATCTCTCATATCTTGTAAATT